ATAAAACCATAGGATTTTAACATATCTTTGTATTTTTACAATATCATATCCATTCCAAGCAACATTTTTGAAATCATTAGTAAAATACTTATGATATTGACTAGCTTTATTAACTATATTAACTCTACCATTACGATAATATATAATATCTCCTTTTGTTATATCTTTTACTTTCATCTAATCACCTCTAATCCTCTAAATAATCATTGTCTAGATACATATATCCATATATTAATAATCCTATAAGTATAATCCATATAAACCAAAATGAAACATTGATAATTGTTTGTTGATTTCTTTTGTTTTCTATTGTTGCATTCAAATCACTATTGCTAATAGTTATACTACCTGATTCACTAACATTTAATATTGTTTTATTTTTAGCTTTTGCAAATATAGTTCCCATAAATTCTTTTGGTGTATAATAATAAGAATATCTTATATCGCCTACACTATCACCAAAAAAGCCTTGTTTATCTTTGTATAAATAATTATTTCTTACATAATCTTTTTTATCATCTATAACATTTGAATCTATATCTAATCTATATTCAGGATAATTATTGAATAAGGAATAAGCATATTTATTTTCCAAGAAAAATATGTCATTAACACTTTTAGATTCAGTATTTATAATATCCCATGAATAATAGTATTCAGTATGACAATGTGTTTTTCCATTACTATCAGTATTGCAAACTTGTCTACTATGTCTTTTATATTCTTCGGTTTCTTTTTTTATATAAGTATAATCATTTTTTAATTCGCTAAATGTCATACCACTTTCAGTTTTAAATTTTCCATATACCAATATATTACCTACTTCGGTATCTACACTATATTTAAACAATTTTACATCATTATCTATCTTTAAAGCTTTATTGTATTTTTCAATTTCTAATATATAATTTTCTATTATTAAATTATGAACTAAGAATCCTAATCCAAATAGTAAGAAAAAGATAATAATTGAAACCATTATTTCTCTTTTAGTAATTTCCATAACTTAATCCCATAAATTAGTTGGTGCATCTTGTGAAACTTCATAATCTAAGTAAGAATAATCAATTTTTTCATACCCCATCATTCCTAAAATAATGTTATTAGGAAATTTCTTTGTATACTTTTTATAATTTTTAACTTGGTCATTATAATTATTTCTATATTCAGCAATTAAATTCTCAGTTATAGACATTTCGGTCATTACTTGCTTATAGTTTTCATTTGATTTTAATTCAGGATATTTTTCTACTACAACATTTATCAATTTTTCGGCATCTTCAATTTTTCCATCTAGTGCCTTTGTCCTAGCCTCTACTATTTTGCTTAATGTTTCTTGTTCATATTTATTATATGATTTTACTGTATCAACTAAATTAACAATTAAATCAGCTCTTCTTTTTTCTTGAATCTTAATTGCTGAATCACTTTCCTTTATTTGTTCTTCCAAGACTACAACTCTATTATTTGTAGTTGCAAACTTTATTCCTATCATTAAAATTATAGATAATACAATTCCTGTTATAATTATTGTTTTTTTCATTTTTCTTTCCTCTCTTTCAATGTTTTTTTAATTTCTTCTAATTTTCTATACACTTGAGCCTCTTCATATGGCACTAGATGTATTATTTTCCTAACTTGCAGATTTTCAATATATTTATATACATATATCTTATCAATCCACTCTTTGCTTTTTCTTAGTTCATCTTCTTTAGCATCTAATAATTTTTTTCTATCTTCTGATATTATTTTTATTTCATTTAGTCTTTTATCTATTTGTTTTTTTTCTTTTATAATTAGATAATCATCAAATGAATTACTTACATTTCCACCATCTACGTTAATTTTGTCGAATTTTATCGATTTAGGTTGAGTTTTTGCGAACAATTTTTCTTTTTCTTCTAATATCTCGTTATATAATTTTTGAACTTTATAATAGTTCCTTTTATATTCTTCATATGTTAAATAAATACTACTCATAATATTCTCCATCGTATTCACTAGCATTCATATAATAGTTATCCCATAAAGCCTCATTTTCAGCTCTTAATTTTATTATCGTTCTACCTTGTTGTTCTATTAATTCATCTTTCAATTCTATTGTTGATTCACATTCTTTTATTTTGTTTTTATCTTTAACTATTGTTATAACTAAACCACTAACAAATAGTATTATTCCTATAATTGCTATGATATGTGCTATTTTTTTACTCATACTATTCACCTACCTTTTCTAATACTGATACTAATTCAAATAAGATATTTCCTGATATTTTATATTCGCTCCATTGTTCATAAACTAAATCGTTTTTATGTTTTCTTAATAGTTTTTTTATTTCAATTAATGTATTATTTAATAATTCATTATCTCTTTTTAGCATTTTATTTTCATCGACTAATTTAATATTTGCCTCTAACAAATTTTTATCGATTGGTTTTTCAGTTTTGGTATTATGTATTTTTTTTGCAGTTTCTAAACTTAAAAATTCTCCTTTCAATATAATCACCTCTTTTTATTTCTTATAATCAATATCAAATATAGTTAATTGTTTTTTGTGTAATTGTTTGTTATCAGTTTTAATATTTTTTATACAATTAGGACATAAACATTTATCATTTATTCCTTTTAAATAATCGAAATTACCACATATATCACACTTATCTTTGAATTTATTCTTTTGGCATTTCATAATAAATAACATTGGGATTTATTGGCTCTATTTCATATGCTGATGGTTGCATTATGAAATCTCCATCATATGTATTCTCAAGATATTCTTTTTCTTTCATCATTTCTAATGGTTTTATTAAACAATTGGCTTTAACAATATATTGATTTTTATTTTATTACTTATTTCATCTAATATTTCTAATGCTCTTTTTTTTGTTTTATATGTTCCTAAATTAATAGAATCATTAGCAATAAGCATAATGTCCATTTCAAAAGGTTCAATTTTCATTTTGCTAAGTATATTGCTGACATATTCCATTTGGTTTCTATCTAAAATATCAACATTATCACATTTTACTAATCTATCTTTATTTTGATTTCTAATCCATAATTCCATATTAATCACTTCCCAAGAATCTTTTTAATTCTTCTAAATTGTTGTACCTAAAACCTCTATCATCTATATATAAAATTCCAATTGCTTTTTCATTTGTCACCCCTATTACATTATCTTTATTCCAATACATATTATTTTTTAAATCTTTTTTGAATAATTCAAATTGAATCCCACAATCTAACTTTGTCATATAATCAACTATTTGTGTTGCAGGTCGATTTGATGAAATGACAATGTAGTAATCTTTCATAAGCTCTTTGATATAACTTAATAAAGCAAAATCGATTTTTCCATAAATAGAGCCATCTTTCCACCCATTATATTCTTTATGTATAACACCATCAAAATCAAACACTATTGTTTTTTTACTCACTCTTTATCAATCCTTTCTAATTGTCTTTTAATTTTATATTTCATAACATTTTCTATTTCTTTATCTGGTATTTCATAATAATACTGGAATTGTTTTAACATAACCATTACATCTGCTATTTCTTCTCTTATGTGTTCTACATAGCCAACATCAGTTGTTCCCTCAGTATCAAATACATTTGCTAATATAGTTTCATTTAATTCAAATACTTCGCTTTGAAAATATTTAAGTTGTTCTCTTAAACCATAATGTTTAATTATGCTTTCTAATCTTTCATGCATTTTTATCACTTCCTTGTAATATATCAAGTAATTCATATACTTTATCAGTAGTAGATAAATAAGGTAGTATGTTTTTTATAAACTCTATTGCTTTTTTATTTCTTGTTTTATATTTTTTTGTATCTTCTCTAGATACATCTAAAAATTGTTCTATTTGATTTCTATAAAATTTACTATAGTCTAACTCATCTTTTTCAAGTAAGGCTCTACACCAATGTTCATTAATAATCGAATTTATCTTTTCTCCCATTAATACTTTATCCTTTCTAATTTATTTTTCTTTTCTTTATTGGATGTCATCGTATAAATTGCAGTTGTTTTTATATCGTTATGTCCTAAAATATCTCTAAGTTCATCTAAATCTATTCCATTTTCCTTACATTTCTTTGCAAATAAATGTCGCCATGCATGAGGATGTATTTTATTAGGATTTATTTTTGCTGATTTAGCTATTTTCTTTAATCTTCTCCATATAGTGCTATTATTTAGCATTTGTCCTTGCTTTACTGGACTTACAAAAATATAACCACTTTCTATATGATTTTCTTTACAATAATTTTTTAATTCTCTTTTTAACTCATTAGTCATTATAAGTGTTCTTTCTTTTCCTTTGTTGTAAGCTCCTTTAATAAAATTACTGTCTAGAGATTCTACTGTAAAATATTTTAATTCATCTATTCTTGCCCCTGAATGAGCAAAAACTTTTATTATCAAATACATATCCATCATGTCTAATTTTTTCGCCCATCTTAACATCCTTTTATGTTCTTGTTCCCATATTGGGTCATCAATCGATGTTTTTTGTTGTTCTTTAAATTTTTTTAAAGTACAATTTTCTAGTTTTAAATATTTTAAAAATTTATTTACTATGACAATATATTTATTTTTAGATTTAACTTTAAATCCTTTTTCGGTTAAATCTTCTTTAAAATCTATCATCAGACTTTTTGTTATTTCAAATTCATCAGGCAAGAAGTCAATTAACTTATTTACTGCATTTCTATAATCTCCAATTGTCCTTTTGGATTTTTCATCTAATCTTTCAGTATCAATAAAATTATCTAACTCTTTTTTTATTTCTTCTTTAGTCATATTGACTTCACCTCTCTTTCTTCTTTATATACCTAGCAAGATAACCATAATATTATATTGCAACTATTAAATATCTATCTTTGCTTTATTTAATAAGGTTTTTTTTCATTTTTTAGCAAACTATACTTTTTGCTATTTTTTAATTGGTTTTATCTTGGCTAAATCAACTAATTTACTACCATCCATATCAGATGGACAAGCTTTAATAATTGCTTTCGGAATTAAATTTTCTTTAAAATAGAAAAATGTATTTAATACTTCTTCTTTAGTAGATGAAGTACTCTTTTTGGATTCAATATATATTCTAGTAAGTTCTAATGCTAACTCATTCATATAATCCATCCTCTTTTTCTTTAACTCTTTTAGATGTGATTTCTATAACATTTTTTAATATTACATAATCTTTTTTAAATCCAAGACTACTAAATTCTTCTTCTATTTGATTTGGTATAAAATTAACAATTACTTCCTCATCGTTCTCTATTTTTTTTAATTCTTTTATTATTCTTTCAATTGTATCTTTGTTATTGTTTACCATATATTAATTATTAATCCTTTCTAAATTGACATACTTTTGTTTTATAATTTTAATTAATTCATTAAATACTAAATCATATGAATATCTATACAACCATTCAATTTCAGCATTTATAATCATTTCATTTTCTAATCTTATTCCAATGCCTATATATCCAAACCTAAGATTATAAATTGTACTATTCAAATCTATTTTTTCGTTATTAACGACTCTATCTGCTTTAAATGTCTTTCTTAAATAGTCCAATATTAAATTTCTTTTTTCATTTAATTTTTCTAAATCTTCATAGTATTTTGTATTTAATTCATCTCTTAATTCGTTATGATTATGATGTCCACATACTGCTGCAAGACTTCCTGCTATTGCACCTATTGGCATTGCCATATTATTCACCCACCATTTCAATTAATGTTTCGTATTCTTCTATTGTCATATGTGTTTTCATACAATATTTTTTTATTGATTGAATAAGAAAATGTTGTCTATTAACTTCTTTATCAAATTTGATTAATAGTTCCTCAACTTTTTGATTTTCTTCCTCTTCCTTTTTTAGTTTTTGTTTTAGATTCAGTAGTTCTTGTTCCATCTTTACCTCCTTTTTTTAATTCTCTAATATTCTTTTTTAATTTCGTTATTTCTTGTTGTAAGTCTAAATTATTTTCAGTTATTTCTCTTATTCGTTGTTCATATAAATCTCTTTGCATAAGTTTTGTTTTCTTTTCAGTATTATATTGAAGTATTTTTTCTTCTAGTTCATCACACTTAACATCATATTTAACTTTTAAAGTGTTATATTTTTTTCTAGTTTTTAGATGTTCATATATTTGATTAATCATATTCATTCTCCTCATCATCATTTAACCAATCGTAATCGAATATCTCTTCTATTTCTTTTTTCTCTTTATCCGATAATTCTCTATGTTTAGGTAGTTCATTATCTTTAATTTCTTGTAGTGTTTTATATCCTGCAGTTTTCCAATTTCTTAATATTCCATTAACATAGTTAAATGTTCTTTTATTATTTAAAGTTGATATTTGAATTGCATATTTAATAATTTCTTCATCATACGACAACAACCAGTCATCTATCTTTTCAATTTCTATAGAACTTAGAGTTCTGCCAAAATTATTTTCTATGTACTCATACATAGTTGTAGTTTTAGATATAACTCTATCTTTATCTCTATCTTTATCTTTTAACTCTAGTTCTAGTTCTATCTTTGGTGGACACTTGTCCACCTCTTGTCCTCTTAGTAATCTTTGTTGTTGTTTTTTGAAAGCTCCTAAACTTTTAGAACCTATTAAATTTTCTAACTGTGTAAGATAAATTTCTCCATTATCTAATATCTTTATTAATCCTATTTTTTTAAGTAATTCCATAGCAATAGTCACTGTATCAAAATCCATCTTTGTCATTTCTGAAAGTTTTTTATTATCGTATGGAATTAACATATTTCCTACATTTCTAATAAGGATTCCATTAGTTTTCAAACTTTTTAAACATAACTTTAAGTAAAAATAAGCATAATCTCTACCATTTGGTTTTTGGCTTTCTAACCAATCAATGGCATCATCATCAAAGAAATCTTCTTTTAGTAATAGCCAATAAAACTTTGTGTCTTTATCGTATTTAGCCATTTATTTTTTCCTTAATTCTTTTATCATTGTTTTTATCATTATTAGTAATATAAATATTCCTAATGTGATAATAATTAACAATGCAAATATTTCTAATACTTTTAAAATCATTCCTCACCCTCCTCAATATCTTTGATTAAATGATAAATAGCATAATTGCTTATATGACCATATCTATTTTTACCTTGTGTCATTTCAGTTTCTATTCCAAATCCCTTTTCTCGTAATATAAAAATTATTCCTGATAATCTAGTAGCACCATATTTTCTTATAGCCTCATTTGATGTAATTGATTTGTATTTCCTTAAATGTGCAATAATATCAGTTATCTGACTTCTTTTAGTCATTTTCATCACCCATATTACATGTATAGAACTTATCACCATCTTTTGTATGATAGGCTTTGATTCCATATCCTTTTTCTGCACATTCTTTTGATACTTTTTCTATGTGTCTTTCCATATCGTTATTTAAAATTGTTATTAATCCTAGTATTACAAATGTTAATAATAATATTGCTAATGAGTATTTAACCCATGGTTTTAATCTTCTTTTAGTCATTATTTTCAACCTCCTTTATTCCGATATATTGATAAAATATTTCAGGATAGATTATATAGTTCCATCTCTTATTTACCTTAACTGCAGAGCCAAATGGCAATCTTCCTGTTTGTAGACCAACTCGTATAAATTGGGTTGACTTATGCATCAACTTAGATGCCTCTTTAATAGTTATTTTTTTCATAAAAAATCCATAATTCCTTTCTTATATTTTGTATTCTTAGTTTGCTAGACTAATTTTTATTAGTTTGGTTTTTCCCAACTTTTTTTGTAAAAAAATATTTGCAAATATCTTGTGGTTCAATATCAAGAACATCTTTATTCATTGCTGTTAGTATTTCATCCTGATTAAATGGTACTTTATTAGAAAGTTTATTATAAAGTGCAGTATCTGAAATTTGTAGTTTTTCTGCAAGTACTTTACCACTTCCTAATTTTTCAGTTATCCTACCTTTTAACTTTGAATAATCATATTCTCTATTCACTGTATCACCTCTTTTCTCTGTTGGGATTTTCCCAACTCTTGATTATAATTTACCATTTATATTTTTCATTGTCAATACAAAAAGTTTCTTTTTTCCAATTTTTTTTATTTTTGTGTCAAGAATTGTTGTGTTTTTCTTAACTTTTGATATAATATTAATAGAAAGGGGAATCAAATATGTTAGAAGATACTTTTGCTAATAGATTAAAACATATTATGAATCTAAAAGGCATTAAAGCAGTTGAACTTTCTCAAAAAACAAATATTGCTAAATCTCAAATAAGCCACTGGCTAAATGGAACATATAAAGCTAAACAAGATAGTCTTACTACCTTAGCAGATTTTTTTGATGTAAATGAGGCATGGTTAATGGGATTTGATGTTCCTATGAATCGTGATGGAGATACTACTAAACAAGATGATAATATTATTTATGAATTTATTAATAAGCCAAAGGTTCAAATACCTATTTTAGGAAAAGTACCTGCTGGTGTACCAATCGAGGCAATTGAAGATATTTTAGGATATACTGATATTGATTATGATTTAGTGAAATATGGTGAAAGATATTTTGCTTTAAGAATACAAGGTGATTCAATGTATCCTGATTATTTACCAAATGATATTATCATAGTTAAACAACAACAAGATTGTAATTCAGGTGATGACTGTGTTGTTTTAGTAAATGGCTATGATGCTACTTTCAAAAAGATTATTAAAGAATCAGATGGTATAAAATTAAAACCGATTAACAATGATTATGAAACAAAGAAATATACAAGTAATGAAATCATAGATAAGCCTGTTATTATTGTTGGTGTTTGTACTGAAATAAGAAGAAAAAAGAAATAAAAAAAAGACTTACTGTTGGAGCAGTAAGCCAAATGAAAAATCACAATTAGTCTAGCAAACTAAAAAACAAAATATAAGATATAATGTTTATGGATTTTTCTATTTCATTATATCAAAAATTGCTAGAAAATACAATGAAAAAGGAGGTTTTTGATATATGAAATTACCAAATGGATTTGGTTCAATTGAAAAGTTATCAGGTACTAGAAGAAAACCATTTAGAGTCAGAAAAACTATAGGATGGGATGATAATGGAAAACAAATAAAAAAGACCTTAGGATATTATGAAACTAGGACTATAGCACTTCAAGAATTAGCATTATACAATGAAAATCCTTATGATATAGATGTAAGAACAATAACAGTTGAAAAACTGCATGAAAAATGGCAAGATGAGAAATATCCTAAAATAGCAGTTAAAACTAGGCAAGTATATAATATGTGCTGGAATTATTGTCAAGATATTAAAGATGAGCCATTTGTAAGTATTAAAACAAATCATTTACAAGCTATAGTTGATGGCATGGGAAATAAGTGGAGTGCTAAAAAGGCTTTTAAAATTATGTGGCATCAATTATATGATTATGCTATTAAAAATGATATGAATGTAAGAAAGTATTCGGAATATATCGATATAGGCAAGAAAACCACAAAATTAGTAAGGATTCCATTTGAAGAGGAAGAAATAGATAAGTTATGGAAAAATATCGATAGAATGGAATTTATTGATACAATTTTAATATTAATATATACTGGTATGAGAGTTGGTGAATTATTTGATATAAAACTAGAAAATGTTCATATGCAAGAAAAATATATGATTGGTGGTTCTAAAACTGAGGCTGGAAAAGATAGAATAATACCATTTCATAATAGAATTGTACCATTAATACAAAAATATTACGATAAAGCAGTTGAAAACAATTGTAAATATCTTATAACCAATTCTTTAGGTAGAAAAATGCAATATTCCAATTATAGAAGAGAAAAATGGGATAAGATGATGGAACAATTAGAATTTAATAAAGAACATAAGCCACACGATACAAGACATACTTTTTCTACTCGTATGGATAGAACTAAAGCAAATAAATTATGTATAAAAAGAATCATGGGTCATGCTAGTACAGACATTACTGATAAAGTATATACTCATAAAGATATAGAAGATTTATTAGAGGCAGTTAATATGGTTGATTAG